CAGCGGTCAAGGTTTGACGCAATGCGCCTTCGCCTGCCTTGCCCATCTGCGTATAAACGCCGGCAAGGTTCGTTAAGGCGCGGCCCTGCTGCCGTAATGTGCCTGCATTAGCCGCCTGACTTGCAAATTTTGACGCCGCAGCGGCAAGGCGCTTCTGATCATCTTCCGCCATGTCAGCGGTTTTGCTCAGGGCCGCCCGTGCTTCGGCAAGCCCTTTTTTCAGCGCGTCCGCATCGGCTGAAAGTACAATGTTTATTCCGCCGCCCTTACCTTTTGCCATCGTTTAACGGTGGTAATTTACGTCAAATTCAGAAACTATGTAGTAAATCTGGTCATTGCCCGCCTCATCTTCCGGCAGATGGCTTTCGCCGATGTAGTCAATCTGAGCAACTGCCGTTCCGTTGTAGGTTCCCGGGGTTTTGCGGTCAAGTGCTGTCCGTACCGCTTCCATGATGTCCTGCGCTTCGGTTGCTGTTTCCGCGTAAATGTTAATTTGTACGGTGCCAAAATCGAAAGTGCTGGCGCCATCAAGAGTTGATACAGGGCGATTGCTCACGAACTGGTGCGCGATGTACGGATAAATTGCGCCCTGTGTAGCACGCACCGGGAAAATGCGCTGGCCGGTGAGGGCTGTCACGCCTGCCGTGTTTCGCAAAATGTAATCGACAGCTTTAATTGCTTTGTTCATCGTCTATCTTTTTTAGGCGGCAAGGTTGCCGGAAATCTCTTATCGTTGCGCATCGCCTTTGCTTTTGCGATTGTTTCCCGTCGTCTGTCTTCCAGTTCGTCAGGGAATATCAGCAGGTCAAGCGGGCTGATGCTCTTCTTTGACCACGGCTGAAGCAGTACCGCTGCCATCCACCTTGTGCGATTCCACGCGGCGCGCTCCGTGTCGAACTGCTGCTTACGCCATCCCTTAACCAGGTGGTGCCAGTAGTCAGGGCTTGCATCGTGCCACTCAGCCTCTGTCATTCCCATTTGGCCATAAGCCATCTGGAAAAGATACGCCCAGGTTAGGGGTTCGTCTGAACCCCCGGCTCGTTTCCCTCGTCGCCTCCGGTGTCGGTGGTGTCGGTGTTCAATCCGAGGCACTTCATAAACGCCTCGGTGAAACACTCAACAGCGGGGCGCAATTCCGTCAAGCTATCGACAGCATCCAACAGCGCGTCCAGGCTGTCGAATGGGGCTTTCTTGCCGTTGTTCTTTGCCTCGGTTTTCAAGCCATACAAGGTCGCGACCGCTGACAATTCAATGACGTCGGCTGTGTCGGTGGACTGCATGATTTGCAGCAGGCCAGCAGGCTCTGCTTTGAAGTGTTTCGCGATCGCGTAGATGGTTCCCAGACGGTATTGAACCGCGTGTTTTTTGCCTGCGATGGTGATGTGTGCGCTGCTCATTTATTGGTTAGATTAAGCTACGGTTCCCTGAGTGATTGTTCCGGTCATCTGCAAAGAGCAGGTGAATGTCGCCTCCGCGTTGTTAGGCGCGCTGAAATTCACATTGGTGATGTAGGCGCTGGATTCGTAATAGGTGTCGCCGGTCACTTGACTTGACCAACGCACGGTAATGGCTGTTCCAGCCAGTGCATCAGTTACCAGATCGGAGGGGCTGATGAGTGAACCTCCTACGCTGCCGTCCTGTTCCAGCAGTCCTTCAAAATCGAACGTTCCGCCCTTCTCGCCGGGCATAAATTCTTTGTATCCGCCGCTGTCTTTGGTGGTGATTTCAATCATGTCAATGGAAATATCCACAGACGTACTGCGACCATTTGCGATTTTGGTCATGGTGCTGGATACAGATTTATACAATCCAATCAGCGTGCCGTTCATTATTCCGGTAGTTGCCATATAGTTTTATTGATTTGTTTTCGGGTTTTTTATGATGTTTTCCAGACCTTTTTTAATGCCTTCAGTTACCGCGTTCTGGTTAATCTCCAGCGCCATCTGCATGAACTTATTGGCGCGGCGCTTTCCGGTGCGGCTATCTGTCTGGATAATGTTGCCGTATTTGCCCGGGTTGTTTTTGCCGGATTTATTCTTGGTGGCTTTAATGCCAATCAGGGCCACGTTGCGAAACTGTTTATCGCTTTTGGAAATCCATCCAATGGCGCGCTTTAGGGTTCCGGTTTGATGCGGTGCCATAGCGCGGGCAGAATCAATAATCCGCTGTCCGTTTGTTTTTAGCACGCCTTGTACCCGTCCGCTGTCTAATGCCTTCACGATGTTATCCAATTCGGCAATAACCTGTTCTTCGCCTTCGATTTGCATTTTAATCATTCTTGCCTCCTCGATTTTAGTTCCATCAGATTTTTCCGGCCTACCTCGGTAACAGCAAGGATGTTGTAAACTTCGCCCTGGTAGCGCAGGCGGTCTTTTGGATTGACCCCAGCGTAGTAGCGGATGGTGAAAATCACCGGGCGCTCGGCCTCGCGTTTGTCACCATTGACAGCCTCGGTGCCGGGGTCTGCTTTGTACATGGCTGGGCAGGTCACTAAGGCACTCCACGTCTTTACCTGTTCGCCGATGGCGTTGGTCGTGGTGCTGAACCGCTCGATGGTTATTTGCCTGTCGAATCGTCCGGGGTTCATACAAATTGGTAAATGCGGTAAGGGTTCAACAGGTATTCCGTGCCACGGGAAAGGGTTGTTTCAATCGTGCCAATTACCTCGTTTTTGCGCTCTTCGTACAGGTCGCCTGTTATCAGCAGAATTGCGGCCCGGATTGCTCCGGGAAGATTGCCGGGTGTGTAGCCCATCTGAGCGGTGATTACTACGCTGTCTAATCGGTCGTCATTCACGCTCGGAGTAATGGTGTGCCAAAAAAACCGCAGCCGGTCGCGCTGAAGCTGTGTGCTGTAATTGGCAGCGGGCCATGTCTGCAAAACATTGGCGGTGTCGTAGTATTTAACCGCGGTCAGGCTTTGAGGTTTGCCGTAAAAGTCGGTAATTGCTTCTTTGAAATCGGCCATCTCAAGTTGGCAGTTGGCAAGGCGTATCGTGCTGCCAATGTAGTTTTCGGCAATGTCAAAAGCAGCATCTAAAATTCCGGCAATGTATGCGTCTTCGTCCGTGTTGATAACGCGCAGGTGTTCTTTTACATCACTGATGCTGATGTAGGACGTTGCCTGGTGGATGATGCTGTTTACCTTTTGAATCACTTCCTTGTGCGCTTTTCCGGTTTTGCTTTTGATTCTGCTTTCTCGATTTCAACTGTTCCCAGAATGGAAACAATTCCAGCATCGAGCAGCTGTTTTGCTTTCGCTTCCGGCAATGTAGCCTCATCGCCTACATTATAGGCGTAATTGTAGCCGGCAGGGTGCTTGATAAATTTGACCTTGATCATAACTTTTTAGCTGGGGCGGGAAACATCGGTGTTCCCTGTTGGCAGTCCCTCTGCCCGCCCCAACACAACACACACATCACCAATACAGGCTGTGTGTTGTGTGGCCATATTAGGCCGGTGTGGTAGCGTCGATATCTTTGCAGACTGCGAAGGATTTAGGCTGAAGTACGCCCACGTCCACGAAGCTGTTCAACACGATGTTTGTAGTTCCGCTCAGGCTGCTGCTGTATGGATCAACCAGGATGCTCATACCTCCCCAGCTTGCGATTGCCAGTTTGCTGAAATCGCCGAAAATCAGTGCGCTCAGGTCGCTGCTGGTGCCTTTGGTCAAGTTGTTCGGCACATTGCTTGTCACGTTCAATCCGTAGCCGGTCGGGGCAAGCGTAGGGTTGTTCACGATAAAGTTACCCTCTACACCGCTGGACTGCTTCGGGCGGATCATAGCGTCACCAAGCACGGTGGGGTTGGTCAGGTAGGATGGAGCAAGCAGCGTGCCGTTGTTTTCCATCACTTTCTTCATCAGGTTTACCCAGTCTGCATAGACTTGATTAGCGCCGTTGGCGTTGGTGCCAGATGCGGCAGCGTTGCCGGCGTAGGTTACCAACACATCGGAGTTGGCGATGATACCGGTAGGCTCGTTTGATCCGCCGCCTTTGATTGCGGCAGCTTCGAGGGAAACAGCCATGCAAGACAGCAGGTACTGACGGATGTAGTTCTCAATGTCATTAGATGATTGAATCATCAACTGGCTGGTCACGGGAATGTAGCCGGCGAGGCGCTTGGGCGACATGGTGATTTTTCCCCATGTTGCGCTCAGGTCATTGGCAGAACCGGTTTCTGTTTCCCATGCGGCAGCAGGTGTGCTGGTATTGCGGGGAAGTACCAGGT